TGCAATTGATAAAAAATTAGAAAATGCTATTGATTCATTTGTTGTAAACTATGATAAAATAAAGAAAAATGCACCAGATGTGTTAGATCTCGATGATGATGGTAATACTGATGAGTTATTAAAAAATACTTTTAAATAACAATTTAATTAGTGCTAGCAGTAATGTTGGCACTTTTTACTGATTACACTATTCATATAAAAAAGGATATAATGAAAAAATCATTGAAACAAACTTTAAAAGAAAATATGCGTAGATTCGGCACTAAGAATCTAACTGAGCAGAATTTAAGCGATCTAGAAAATAAATTAGGATTTGATAGCGGAGCAAACCGAGATCCTAAAACAGGTAACTTGATTAATACAACTAATAATTTAATGATTGTATTTTCGGGTGATGAAAAATTCATGGATCGTGTTGCTGTAAATGTTTTAAAAAAATATGGATTTGATAAAACTCAAATAAATCGATCATACGATGCAAATGAAGGCATTGTTGAATTTACAGTAAATATGCCAAGTGATATTGCAGAAAAAATTGGAGATGCATTAGAAAAAGCCGATGGTGTCACAAACCAATATGGCGGTTACTATGAGCTTGAAAAATAAACAAAAAAACTTAACAAATAACTTTGATTTAACCCACTTATTAATTATAATAAATAAGTAAACAAACATATATTAACCAATTAACAAAAGGCAAAAGAATGGCTTTAAATTTAGACGCTATCAAAGCGAAGCTGAATCAGTTGAACAAGGCTGATGACAAAAAACAAAATTTGTGGAAACCTGAATCAGGTAAAACAAGAATCCGAATTGTACCATATGTACACAGAAAAGACAATCCGTTCCTAGAATTGTATTTCCATTACGACATTAGTAAAAGATCAATGCTATCTCCAATTACATTTGGAAATGCAGATCCAATCGTTGAGTTTGCAGACAAACTTAAGAAAACTGGCGACAAAGATGAATGGTTGATGGGTCGTAAAATTGAACCAAAAATGAGAACATATGTTCCTGTTATTGTTCGTGGAAAAGAAGCAGAAGGAGTTAAGTTCTGGGGATTCGGAAAACAAATCTACACAGAAATTTTATCAATCATTTCAGATCCAGATTATGGCGACATTACAGATTTGATGAATGGTCGTGATATTGATGTAGAATTCACTCCAGCAGAAGGAGCAAATTTCCCAAAAACTTCAATCCGTGTTAAACCAAACACACAACCAGCAACTGAAGACAAAGCAATTGCTGAGAAAATCATGAATCAACCAGAAATCACAGATTTGTTTCCTGAGCCTACTTATGAAGAGCTTGAAAAAGCATTGAGTGATTGGATGAACCCAGAAAATGCAGATGCAGATGCACCAGCATCAACTAGCACAACTTCTACCACAACAGAAGATGACGAAGATGAAGCACCAACAAAACCAGCTAAAGCAGCAAAACCAATTGCTGGTAAAGTTGACGATGTAGCTTCAGCTTTCAATGACTTATTCAATTAAGGAGTAAGAAATGGCAAAGAGCAAAAGTAAATCAGAACTGTCTGATAGTTTAGCAAACACCTTAGCGGATAGCATTAACAAGCAATTTAAAGGTCAAGCTTTAAAAACAGCATTTTTTCTTGCCGGCGACAATGACGCACCGACACACGTAACGGAATTTATTTCGTCAGGATGTTCGATGTTAGATTTAGCAATTTCAAACCGACCGAACGGAGGATTCCCAGTAGGTCGGATTACTGAAGTTACTGGATTAGAAGCATCTGGGAAATCATTGTTAGCAGCCCATACATTAGCAGAAACACAAAAACGAGGTGGATTGGCAGTGTATATTGATACTGAAGCAGCAACTAGTGCTGAGTTTTTAGAGGCAATTGGGGCAGACTTAAAAACTATGTTGTATGTACCATTGGAAACAATCGAAGAAATATTTGAAACAATCGAAACAATCGTTGAGGGAGTTCGTAAATCAGATAAAGATCGATTAGTTACAATCGTAGTAGATTCAATTATGGGTGCTTCCACAAAAATTGAAATGGCTGCGGAATATGATAAAGATGGATATGCAACTAGTAAATCTATTATTTTGTCAAAAGCAATGCGCAAAGTAACCAATTGGATTGCTAGGGAACGAATCTGCTTAATATTCACTAATCAGTTAAGAACTAAATTGGGCGTATCATTTGGAGATCAATGGACGACAGCCGGCGGTAAAGCTATACCATTCCATGCATCTGTTAGATTGAGACTTAAGAATACAGGTCAAATCAAAGCTAAGATTAATGGAGTTGAACAAATTGTTGGTAGCAAAACAAATGTGCAAGTTGTAAAAAATCGTATCGGACCACCACATCGCAAAGTAGATTATGAAATCTATTATGATAGTGGAATTGATAATTATGGCGGTTGGCTAGCAATTATGAAAACATTCGATATTGTTACACAAGCAGGTGCACATTACACTTTGCAAGATGTAGACCACGAAACTGGTGAATCATTCGGCGAAGTGAAATTTCAAAGTAAAAACTTTATTGACAAGGTAATCAATGTTCCAGCAATAAAAGATCGTTTGTATAACAGAATATGTGATGCATATATCTTTAAATATCAAGCAGGAATTGATGGCGGAATTGATGATGTAATTATCACAGATGAAGTTATAGACGAAGAAGGCTAACAGCAAAATAAGTTATGAATAAATATCAAGAATTATTCAAACAGTTACAAAAAGAAAAAGAATCTAATCCGTCAAATGTCGATGATCATATCATGGTGTTTGACGGATTAAATACTTTCATAAGAAGCTTCGGTGCTACTCCTTCAACAAATGAAGACGGTGAACATGTAGGTGGTATTACTGGATTTTTGTATTCTGTTGGAAAAGCAGTACGAGACTTTAAACCAAGTAGATGTGTTATTGTTTTCGATGGCAGAGGCGGAAGTGCTAGACGCAAGAAAATATACAAAGATTACAAAGGGAATAGAGCAAACAAAACAAGATTGCGTAGACATGATCATCAGCAATTTCCAACAATTGAAGATGAACAAGAAGCAATGCGTTGGCAATTTAGCCGTCTAATATCATATCTAGACAATTTACCTGTAACTTTTTTATCAATTGATGGAATTGAAGCAGATGACACTATTGCGTATATTGCACAAATGTACAATGATATTAGCAAGAAAGTTACAATTGTATCAACCGATCGAGACTTCTATCAATTAATAAGTCCAACTTTGCAGGTGTGGTCTCCAATCAAAAAGAAAATGTATGATGAAGCCACTCTTATTGAGGAGTTTGGGGTGCATCCAAACAATTATGTTGTCTATCGAACCTTTACTGGAGATAACTCTGATAACATTCCTGGTGTTGATGGATTTGGTCCAAAAACAATTTTAAAAACATTTCCGGAGCTAGTTAATGAATCCGAATTCACACTAGAAGATCTCAAAACAAAATGTGATAACAAAGTTGCATTAAACGAAACACGAAACTATCAAAAGGTACTAGATAACTATGATATAATTGACAAAAACTATCGTTTAATGAATATCAAATTGCTAAACATTCCAGCTTCAAATTCAAGCACAATTCGAGGTATCATGCAACAACCAATTCCTGGACTAAACAAAATAGAATTTCAACGAATGTTTATGGAAGATCGAATGTGGTCAACCATGAAAAATTTGCCGGAATGGCTAAACAACACTTGGTTATCATTGAATGCATTTGCACAACAAACACATAACAAATAAAACTTGGAAACTCAATTTATTTTTAATATAATAGTTACATGACAGATAAATTATCAGAGTATGGATGGGGCTTTCAGGTTAAAGTAATTGCCGCAATGTTTACCGATCGTTTATTTCTACAACAAATTTCAGATATCATACAACCTGATTATTTTGAATCAGATGCAAATGCTTGGTTGTTAGAAATAATCATGGAACATTTTATAGCATACAAAGCACCTCCGTCTAAAGATGTATTAAAGGTTAAATTGACTGAGCTAAGTGATGACGGACCAGAATCCATATTAAAAGCTGCAATTTTAGAACAACTTAAAGAAGTATTCCGATTTATGGAATCTGATGATTTGAGTTTTGTTAAAGACGAGATTCTTAAATTTTGTAAGAATCAAGAAATTAAACGAGCAATTATGGAGTCAGTCGAATTGTTGCAACGAGGCAATTACGATCAGATTAAAACCAATATGGACAAAGCCATGAAAGCCGGCGCGGATACTGATATTGGATTAGATTATAAAACTAGTGTAGCTGCTCGATATGATGAAGCTGCTAGACATACTATCACAACCGGGTGGGATGTTGTTGACGATTTAATGGCTGGCGGTCTAGCCAATGGTGAACTAGGAGTAGTAATGGCACCTGCTGGAATTGGTAAATCTTGGCTTCTTATTAATATTGGAGCAAATGCCATCAAAGCAGGACACACTGTTATACACTATACATTGGAATTAAACAAAGAATATGTTGCTCAACGTTATGATTCGGTATTAACAGGAATCAATGCTCAAACATTAAAACATCATCAGGAAACAGTACAAGATAAAATGGACACACTATCTGGTGAACTAATTGTCAAATACTATCCAACAAAATCAATTGGTGTTATGGGGCTTAAAGCTCACTTAGAAAAAACAATAATGCTAGGCAATAAACCTTCATTGGTTATTGTGGATTATGGTGACTTGTTGAAAATCAACACAAAAAAGGACAAACACGAGGCCTTAGAAGAACTCTACGAGGATCTAAGAGGAATGGCAGGTGAGTATGACGTTCCTGTATGGACCGCATCACAAGCAGGGAGAAGCGCCTTAGAAGAAGATATTATTGAAGCCGATAAAATTGCATCATCTTATGGTAAAGTGATGGTTGCTGACTTCTTAATGTCACTTTCCAGAAAAGTGGAAGACAAGATGTCAGGTACTGGTAGAGGTCACGTTATCAAGAATCGTTTTGGGCCTGATGGAATCACATTGCCTTGTAAAATTAATACAAACAATGGACAGTTCCAATTCTTTGAGCCACAGACAACTCAAGGAAAACAGACAACTCAAACAATGAAAACTGGTGAAAATATTATGAAGAAAAATTTAGCACAAAAGTTCAAAGATCTGGGCGGAACTTTAGGTTAAAACATATTTATATTATGTAAAAGGTCCGGTATTAGTTTACCGGCCTTTTTTTATCTAAAAACAAATAAATTAACAGAATTGAAGGATTGATAAAATGTTTTATGTATATTTACATGTTAGAGCAGATACGGGAAGTCCGTTTTATGTAGGCAAAGGCCATGGAAAACGTTATATGCAAAGAGATCGTAAAAATTTACATTGGACGAATATTGTTGAAAAACATGGATTTGACACTATTTTTTTAGAAACAGAATTAACAGAGTCTGATGCATTCGAATTAGAAATATATTGGATTAAACGTATAGGTCGAATTCATGATAATAGTGGATTGTTAGTAAATATTACAACTGGAGGCGATGGGTGTGCTGGAAGAACGTGGAATGGAATTCGGTCTGGAGAACAAAATCCAATGTTTGGTAAAAAACAAACAAATGAAACTAAAAAGAAAATTTCTGAAACTAAAAAAGGAAAACCTAGACCACTTCATGTACAAGAAATATTACGAAATATAGGAAAAGGAAAAATAGGTGAATTGAGTTGCAGATTCGGAACAACACATTCAGAAGAAACAAAAGAAAAAATGCGACTAGCATGGCAAAAAAGAAAACAAAATAAACAACAAAATAAACAATAGGAAATAACATGGAAATATCAAACAAAATATTGAGTGAAATAACAGTTTATAT